CCCTGTTCCTGCGGCTATTGCCTATAATCAATCTTTGGTTGCTGCTTCTTTATATGTTGACTATGTTTTCCTTGATACTGATGAACGTAGAAGATTTGCCCAAAATCCTCATGAATACTTAATAACTCAACTTCAATTTACTGGCGATGAGTCTGTTGGTTCTTCTTCCAATAAGATCAAACTCAACTTCAATCATCCTGTTAAGGAATTAATCTGGGTTGTTCAACCTGACCAAAACGTTGATTACTGTTCATCTCTAGTTTGTGATGCTCTCTTATTCAAGGTTCTTGGAGCACAACCATTCAACTACACTGATGCAATTGATGCTCTTCCTAATGCAATCCATGCGTTTGGTGGCCCTGCTTCTGTAGGTGCTGACTCTCAAGCATACATTGATGCTCAAGGACTTTTTAATGATGCTGGTGCTCTTGACTATGACATTCCTGCTGGATTTACTGGATACTGGCACGGACCTGATAATCCATACAATGAGCCAAACTTTGGAGGTCAAAGTCAAAATTTAGTAGATCCTGCTACTATTGCTGCTATTTCTTCTCTTCAACGCAGTCACAATGACAATTCAACTGTATCAGATGCTGGTACTTTCGTCCTCACTGAAACATCTCTTGACATGCACTGTTGGGGTCTAAATCCTGTTGTTACTGCTAAGCTCCAATTGAACGGTCAAGATCGCTTCTCTGAGCGTGAAGGTTCTTACTTCTCTTGGGTTCAGCCTTACCAAGCTCACACCCGTTGCCCTGATGAAGGTATTAACGTCTACTCGTTCGCCCTTCGTCCAGAGGAGCATCAACCCAGCGGCACGTGCAACTTCTCTCGTATTGATAACGCCACACTCCAATTGGTCTTATCTAATGCGACTGTTGAAGGCACCAAGACTGCTAAGGTGCGTGTATATGCTACCAACTACAACGTTCTCAGAATCATGAGTGGTATGGGAGGTCTCGCTTATAGTAATTAAGCACCATACATCGTGTGGGTTTTATTTATATATTTTAATATTAAAATTTAAATACTTTATTGATTTTTAATATTAAAAGCAAATAACAATATAAAGACAATATGATAATATATTATATAATATGAGCATAGATATAGTAAATCTTATTGAAAGTAATCCAATTACCAAGTTATCAGGTGATTATCAGTGTAAATTCATTGAAAAGGTTAAAAAAAATTTTACTGGTTATGAACAGCAATTATTTTTATCCAGTTTTTATTGTTATTTGAAGTATGACCCTAAAAATGATTTTGTTATTGACTTAGATAATGTGTGGAAATGGCTAGATTTTAGTCAAAAAATTAAAGCTAAACAAATGTTAGAAAAAAATTTTACAATAAATAAAGATTATAAATTATTGCTTTACCATGAGGTAAAGCAAACAAATCAAGTCAAAGGAGGTCATAATAAAGAAATATTCATGTTAAATGTTGAAACATTTAAAAAATTTTGCTTAAAAGCAGGAACAAAAAAAGCAGACGAGGTTCACGATTATTTTATTAAATTGGAAAATATAATGTTTGAAATTGCCAAAGAAGAATGCGAAGAATTGAAACAACAATTACAACAAATTGAAGACATTAAAAACAAAGAAATGGAAGAAAAAATAATTAAAAAAACAGAATTTGAAAAAGAAAAATATTTATTAAAGCATTTTGCTAATATTGGAAATATTATTTATATTATTAAAGTAAAAAGTTATGACACTGGTTCATATATTGTAAAAATAGGCGAATCAAGAAGAGGTATTCAAAATAGATATTCTGAACATAAAACAAATTATGAAGAATGTTTATTATTAGATTGTTTCGAAGTTGACAAATCTAAAGATTTTGAAACTTTTTTACATCATCATTCACTTATATATTCTTCTAAAGTTACAAATTTAATATATCACGAAAAAGAAAATGAATTATTTTTAATTGGAAGCACATTGACATACCAAACCTTGCTAAAAATTATTAATGATAATATTGACAATTATAATTATAAAGTAAGAGAATTATTATTGGAAATTGAAAATTTAAAATTAAAAAATAACGGTCAAACTATAAATAATGATAATGAATTGTTAAAAGAACTCATTGTAACTAACAAATTATTGGTTAATAAAGTTAGCTTTTTAGAAACATCTATACAACAAATCATGAATAAAATTAATGAAAAAGAAATTAAAGTAGTTACAGGTTTTAATCAACAAATACCCAATTTAGGTCCACGACTTCAGAAAATTAATCCAGAAAATCTACAATTAGTAAAAGTTTATGAATCTGTTACTGAAGCAATAAATGAAAATAAAAATATTAAAAGACCAAGCATAGCAAAGGCTGTTGAAGAAAATACAATCTATTGTGGGTTTCGTTGGTTACTGGTTGAAAGAAATTTAGACTCAACTATTATTCATTGTATCCAACCCACAAAAGAAACCAAGGTTCAAAATTTAGGTTATATTGCTAAATTAAACACAGACAAATCATACATATTAAACATATACTTAGATAGAAAAACAGCTGCTACTTTAAATGGATATCAAAGTTTATCAGCACTAGATAATCCAGTTAAAAATAATACTTTAATAAATTGTCATTATTATACTTTATATGATACTTGTGAACAAAGCCTAATTCAAACTTTTGAAGAAAAAAATGGTGTACCATTATTGTATAAAAATGGAATAGGACAATATGATATTGATAATAATTTAATTAGAGAATTTGCTTGTAAATATGATTGTATAAAAGAGTTAAAAATGAGTGATAAAACATTGGCAAAAGCACTAACAAATAATATTCCGTATAACAATTATTATTATAAAGAATTAGGGAGTAGATTGAATATATTTTAGAATAAGTCAATCCTTAGATGTAAACGTTATTTTAGAATATTATATTTTATTTAAAATACTTATCATCAAGTTCGCCTTTATAAAAATATAAAAATATAAAAATATAAAAATATAAAATATATTTATTACGAAACTACTTTCAAAAATAAAAAAAGATTTACTATATATATTATTAATAATTATCATCATTTAGATAATATTAATAATATATTTTATAAATATATAATATGAATACAGCACAAATAAATATGACAGTTACACCATCAACTGATGTTGTACCTTTATTATTTAAACAAACATTTAAAGAAGGGGGTGTCTCAAAAAATATAATAAAGTTCGATAGAGAAGAAGATATGATTCTAATGTGTTTAAGCACATTTGTTCATGATTATGTTCATGATTATAACTTAGGAACGATGCATACAAGAGTTATAAAAGGTAATATAATAAGGACAGAACCAGATAAACCTAGTTTATTTGAAACATTGGGAATAAATATCGGAAACACTATATTTAAAATAATGGCATATCCTGTTGGTGGACCTAGAGACATTAATGTATATAATGACGAACAGTTTGAAGACAAAGAATTAATTGAAACTGATAACAATTATGTTGATAAAAATAATTTTTATGATTATTTAAATAATAATGAAGAATCTGTAAACGAATTATCTGGTGGAACAAAGATACAAATGGAAGCTATTAGACAAGAACCTTTTGAAACAAAATCGGATATTAGACAAAAACCTATTATACAAGATATTACAAATAAAGAGGATATTATACAAGATATTACCAATAAAGAAGATATTATACAAGATATTACAAATAAAGAAGATATTACACAAGATATTATATCTAAAACAATTACATTTGATAATTTAAAATATATATTATTTATTCCATCTGTTATTAGTAGTCTAAATATAGAACAAATTGTAAGTACATTTGAAAAAAATGCGGACTTTTTAAATTTTCATTCATCATTAAATACATACGTAGTAACATATATTGGATATGATACAAATAAATATGAAGAATTAACAACAATTGAAAAAAATAAAAATAAAGTGGCAGATGAAGCTATAAAAGCATCATTAAAGTATATTATTAGTGATTTAAAAGACAGTAATAACTCGATGTATAATAATTTTTATGGTGATATGTTCAATGTATTGATGGATTCTTATGAAATAATAACAAAAAAAAAGAGTGATAGTAATTTCAGTCCATTTGACATATTAAATTCGCCTGAAATGTTGTATCAATTTATTATTTTGTATATTTGTTA